TTTTTTGGCGCGTCTACTTTGCTTCACATGAAATCGATCTTGGGACTCGCGTTCTCGAACCAGTCTGGGGTTCTCGAGGCGTCCCGATGCGTTCACTTCGAAGCAGGGAGCAATCGACGGCCAGGCGAGGCGAAGTTCTCGTGACGTGACGCCCGCGAGGCGGGCCAGTAACCGTTCCTCTGCTGGGAGCGACTGTTCAATCCAGCAATGGCAGAGCAATCGCACGTAAATGCCTACCGCTGACGACGACATCCGAATCTGTTTTTCATCACTGAGAAAATCCTTGGGATAGAACTGGAACGCTGGACTTTTTCTCGACTCATTCACCGCCGCCGCCGTTTCTTCTACAGTCCGACTCGCCGCCCACTGCGCACACCCGCCGTAAAGCGCGTGATGTCCGCATACCGCGCCCGCGCCACGAGCGCGGCCCACGCGCGCTGGTCCCACGAGAGATACCGCACGCACTCCACGGGCGCATAGTGCTTGATGATGCCGATAAAGGCTTCCTCCCCGTTGCAATCGCAGAACAGTCCGAGATCGTCCACCCACACATCGAAGCCGTCCGGCTTCGTCGGTATCGGTTCCGGTTGGAGTGTTCGCATAGTGCTCCACCCTAAAACGGGATCTCATCGCCAGGCATCGGGAGCGTGGCGATGGTGACGACGTCTTTGCCCCAGCGTGTCGACTTCGTCGCCACTTCCACGGGCCGCCCGTCATCGCGGGCCGTCATCGCCAGCGACGCGACATCCCGATCCAGCGTCGTGACGGTTTCGCCACCCTCCAACGTGATCGACCACTTCGTAAACGGTCGTCCGCTTTTCTTCCCGGTTTTGGTTTCGTCGTGAATCGCCACGATCTGTCCACGCAGCCGATCGGGGTCGTCGACCACGAACGGTTGCCAACTCTCAGGCATGTTCGCCGGAGCCACGGAGGCTCCCGCATCCGGATCGACGATCGCCGCGTGTGGCGCGACCGGCCCCGGCGAAGGCGTCAAACTCTTGTTGAGCGGCGGGGGCGAACACTCGCGCCCCTGGTCGACCGGCACGACCTGCGCGCCGGGGATGCTGTCGACTTCCGATTCGTCCAGGGTCGAGAGGCCGACCAGCGAGAGCGTCACGCGCCGCTTGGCCTTTGTTTCACTTTTCATCATCGCGTTACTGCGGGCTTCGCCCTTCAGCCCCGCGATCGGGACGGCGCCGATACTCTCGTCATGGCGCCCATCCGGGAAGGCCGCACGCGCCGTCACCACATAGCAGTCCTCGACGAGCTCGCGCGCCGCGATCGTGACGCTGATGTGGTGCGTGTGCCGCAACTGGTCCGTGCAGTTCCGCGTCGCATAGAGCACCTCCCGCCCCGAGAGACGCAGATACTCGAACGGCTTCGTCAGGGGATTGAGGCCAAGCGACTCGCAGAGGTTCCGGTAATAGCTGATCTTCTGCTGGGCCGACAGTTGCGCGAGGTCACCACCGAGCAGCACCTTCGCGAAGACATCAGGCGATGGCAGGTCTTTGGCCGGTGCGGGTAATACGCTGTCTGCCATCGCTGCCTCCTTCCGTCGTCGCGCGTCCCGTTGCCGTTTGAGGTCGAGTCCCGCCATGCGCATCTGCACCGTGCGCATATCCACGAACCGCCGGCCCATCTAGCCGCGCCGAATCGTCGTCACGCCGTTGATCCGGGTCCACAACACGATGAGTTGTTTGGTATCCTGACGCATAGCTATCTCGTCCCTATCTTGTTGATGTGACGAGGTTTACACCTCATCCATTATGAGACTCACCACAGAGAGGGCGCTGTGAACAGACAGCCCCAGCCGTAGTGTTATTCGACCTTCGGCTTCCGCCGCCCGACGTTCTTCTTACCGTTTTCGCGCGAGGACTTCTTCTTCGCGGGCGAGGTTTTGCTGCCGCCACGGCGCCCAAAGATCGCCGCCGCCGCCCGCAGGATTTTTTCTTCGGCCGAGAGGTTGTCAGTGCTCATCACGCAGGAGGGAGTCTAAGACGCTAAGACGTTAGGTGTCAAGTAGCGTGTCTGTACCGGGCTTGGTACATACACCTGACTGCTGGTTAACAGAAGGCCCACTTATCAGACCTTGATAAAAGTAGGAGCGATTCCACACCCTTTCGTCTTGCGACGATCAGATGCAGTTTCGCCCCTACATATAGCGTCCCGAGGCGGCCAACTCTCGAAAGGCTATTACTCAGTATCAGGGTTCAATCGCCAGTTGCACCGCCGGCGCCCGTCGCAAACTGCACCCATGAGGTGCGTATCCCCGCGATACGGGGCGAGGCCATAGGTCAGCATCAGTGGATCTCCAGGCGCCCGGGCGCCAGCCCGATGAGTTGCAATAGCATCCAGATCAAGAGCAACACCACGACGACCCGGATCACAATTTTCACCGGCTGGGCCATCGGGATAAAGTTCTCGACGAGATAGAGCACCGCGCCGAGCACGATGAGCGCGAAGAGCCAGGCGATCATGTGGACCTCCTATTCCGAGGGGCCGAAGCGTTCCGCGAATTCCTCCGCGCTGATCACCTCGACCGGCGCGCCCGTGTAGCGGTTACTGATGACCCATTCCGTCAGGTGCAGCACCACCCAGCCGGCCGGCAGCAGCACGCGCGGCTGGCCGTCCTGATAGATCGGCGGATCCCCCGGATCGATCACCGCGCCCACGGGGAGCGATCCCGCCGTCACATATTGCTCCGCATAGATCTTCAGCGGGCGTTCGGTGTGCGACGACTGATTGCCGGCGGGCGGATGCGGTGCAGCCATGTGTCCTCTGTTACGTTGTGAAGTAGACGCCCGCGATGACCAGCGACGCGCCCGACACGCTCGCATTCGTGGCGGGCAGCCCCGAGGCGCCGTCATAGATCCCGAGGGCACTCGAACTCGGCGGCAACAAGAACGTCCGCGTGGTGCCGTTCCCGCAATACAACCCGCCATACGTGCCGCTGCCCACATACGGGAGCCCGGCGATCGTGGCGGACGCGCCATGCGCCGTCGCCGGATACACGACATGCGCCTGAATCAGCACCACAGGGCCGAGCCGCCAATAGCGCCCCGGCCCGGGGAGCGTGAACACCAAGCCCGCCCCGCTGCCGTCGCTGGGCGTCCACGTGCCCGACACGGCGGCGAAGGCGGCATCGGCCGGATCAAGAATCACCGACTTGATCGCCGCCTTGTTCCAGATCGACCCGACGAGGTTGGACCCGTCGTCATCGACCAGCGCATTCCACGGGCCGCGATCGATCGCCATCAGGCGTCCGCCTTTCGGATGAGCATTTGCAAGATCGCCTCGAACGACTGCCGCGCCGTGCTCGCCGTCACCGTGAATTTCGGCACGAGGCCGCGGATCCCCAGCTCCGTGATCGTCACGTCCTGAATCGTCAGGGATTCATTGATGGCCGGCGACGTCAGCGCGATCGTGACCGTCTTGCCGCTTTTCGTCTTGGGATCCCGCGACGCATACGTCACCGTGACGAGGGGCCGGCTGTAGAGCTTCAGCTGCGCGTCGCACACTTGGATGAGTGACGGTTCCGATCGCCGCTCGTCGCTCCAGATATGCTCATAGACGCCATCGCCGCTGCCGTCCATCGCCGCCATCGCGGCTTGCGCGGCGAGATCATCGCGTTGCACCCACACATGCACGGGGGCGCCGCGGAGGATCTGCTCGAGCACACCGACGACGCCGACCAGCGCGGGCGCCACCGTGATCGTGCTGTTGTAGCTGACACTCGCGACGAGCGCCCCTGGCCCCGTGGCGGGAATCCCCGTCAGCGCGGACGCCGTTTTGCCGGTGTAGCGGATGACTTGTTCGCCATTCCCGACCACCGCCCAGCCGCCCGCGTCCGCAAACGGCCCCGGGTTCGCGACGATGATGCTCGTTGAGCCCGCCGGCACTTGCCCGTTCGGCTGCGTGAGGCCCGAGGTATCCGTCACCGGCGGCGCCGCGCCGAGCCCGCCATCGCCGACCGCATCGGTAAACGAGGGCGTGGTGTTATCGGGCAGCGTCGTCAGGAGTTGCAACGGCGTGACGTTCGCGGCCGAGCGATACACGCGCCGCGCGGTGACGGCGGACGCGCCGACCGGCACCGTCACCTGCACTTGATTCGCCGAGGCCGTGCTCGCCCCCGGCAGACTCGCGCCCGTGCTCGCGGCCGTGTCGCTGTAGGTCGTCGCGGTGTTATTCGCGATCGTGCCGACGAGATACCACCAACCGCCGCCCTCCCGGTAAATCTTGCGCGCGGTCACATTCGGCGGGCCGATCGGGATCTGCGACAGCGGCACCGAGCGCGCGTTCATCGTGGTCGCCGTATTCGTGGCCGGTGGCGTGCCGGTCGCATACGTCGGATCCGGATAGATCGCCATCCCCGTCAGGCTGTTCGCGTGCGTCGTATAGGCCGACCACGTGCCATTGCGCCGGATGTAGATGCGCTTTTGCGTCACCGTGGGATCCGTGGGCGCGGGCACACTCGCGAGGCTGATCGGACACGGCAGGGACGGATTCTGGGTCAGGGGGGCGAGCGTCACGCTATTCGACGTCGGCCCCAGCGTCGTTACCCCGGCGGCATTCACATAGGCCACGGCCACGGCGATCGCGTCGCCGACCGCCCAGATATCAAAGGGACTCACCGACGCGCCCGGCACATTGGCAATCGTGGGGGCCGTCGCGGGCGGCGCCACGACGCCACCGGGGCCGGGCACCGTGATCGGGGACGTCGGCGGGGCGCCGGTCGTTTCCCCGATCGCCGTGACGAAGGACACCGTATAGCGGTGCGCGCCATCCGGCACGGCCCCGCCCGCCGTGGGCGCGGCGGCCACCATCGCGGTCGACGGGGCCGCCAGCGGGCCGACCGTAATCGTCGCCACCGGCCCCGGTAGGGATTCGCCCGACGCCGTGACGAACGTGTAGGCGTAGCGGTGCGCGCCCGTTTGAATCCCCGGGATGCCATCGAGGAGCACCAACCCCGGCACGGCCGAGGGCGCCGCGCCCGGTCCCACGAGGCCGCCCCCGCCGCCGAGCTGCACGCCCGTATAGGTCAGGATGCGCGACGCCGCCGCCTCCGGTGCGAGGCCCGCGATCGCCTTGCCGCCCGCCGGGTTGAACATCGTCGCCTCGCGCACCGGCACGAGATCGGTCTGCGCCGCGATCGTTGTCGCGATCTGCGTGCTCGCGCCCTTCCCATAGACGCGCGTCCGCACTTGCGACTTATCGATCGCCCATTGGATCGCCGGGTCGTGCAGGAAGCGCCCCGGCGTCGTGTCGATCGGATCGGGCGACGATCCCGGGGGGGTCGTGAAGAAAAATAACGTGGCCTGCTCGAAATACCAGTTGCCGCCGATCAGCTTCGCGAGCGCCGTCAGGCAGCCCTTCATGCCGCCTTCCGAGCCGTCGAAGGTGATCGACACCGGGGGCAAGCCGAGCTGCACGCCGGCACTGGAAAAACCCGGCGCGAACGTGGCGATCAAGTCTTGGGCGACCGTCGACGCCGACACGTTCACATACGGCTTGAGCGGCTGGCGCCGATTCGCGCGGGCGGTGTCGTCGATCGCCGTCACCGGATGCAGCACGGTCGACGGTTGGCCTTTATACGTGCGCTCGACGGTCTGGAGTTCGCCGTTAAACAACAGTTGCGGCACGTTACTGTTCAGCCACACTTCGATCGGCGTGCCCACGGTCGGCGCGGCGCCATAGAGCGTCAGCGCGCACGTGTTCGGCTCATCAAACACGCGGTCCTGAATCGTCATCGACTTGTAGATCACGCGCGTCGCCGAGCCGGGGCGCGTGAGGTCGACGCCGCCGAGCACCACCCAGACGTGCGCGGGCCGTTCCGCTGCCTGATCGCCAGTCAGATAGTTCAGCCGGAAGTTGTTGAGCTTCGTGTTCGGGCCGAGGACGGCGGGCATCAGCGGCATTAGTTCACCAGCGACCCGCGTTGCACTTGACTGGTAATCGTGTCGCCGACGCGCCGCGCGATGCCGCTTTCCGTGTCGACGATATTGAACGTGTTAGTGACCGTGGGCGTGCGGGTCGCGAGGCCCATCGAGAGCGCCCATGTCAGGAAGTCTTTCGGCGGCCCGCCGCCGATGAAGCCCCCCAGCGCGCCGCCGCCGGTATTCTTCTTCGTGTATTCCTCGAACACCTTCGCGAAGCCCATTGAGCCGTAACTGATGTTGCCCAGGTCGATCGGGATACTCGCGCCCGGGGCTTTCTGATCCATGCCCGGGGCGACGCCGGTCACGGCCGCGATCGTCGCCGACGCCGTCTGCGCCTTCGCCGTCACCGCCTCGAGCGATGGGATCACCTCGGTGTCGATGACCTCCGAGGTAAAGCGCCATTCCGTATTCCACGCCTTCGTGTCGCCGACGTTCGTCTTAATCCACTGGTCGAGCGTCCCGAGCGCCGGTTCCGTGGCGGCCATCGTCGCGAGGTTCAATTTCATCTGGCGATCGAGCGCTTCCACTTGCGCCGCCGAAAGGTTCATCGCCGTCGCGACCGTGTTTTGCGAGACGCCGAGCGTGAGCGCGTTCATACCGGCCGTCACCACGGCGGGCGCCATCGTCAGCAGCGTTTGATGCCAGTGGCCCGAGGCTTCGTTCAGTTCGTCTTGCGCCGTCCGCACTTTTTTCAGGGCCGCGTCTTCCGCCTCGTGCCAGCCCTGGAGGATCTTCGCGTTCTCGGCGACGCGCCGGGAGTAATACTCGATCGCCTCGCGGCTGATCCCGTAGTGCTGCGCGAGCTGCTGCACCGTGGAACTATGGTTCTTGAGTTCCGCCGTGATCTGCGGCATGTCGGCCTTGTGCGCCGCAATCTCGCGGTTCCAGTCGGCGACCCGCTGCGCCCCGGTGTTGAAACTCTCGGCGAGCTCTTTGTTGTGCTTGGCGATAATCTGCATCGCCACGTCGAAGTCTTTGATCTCGCGGCCGGCGATCTGCGTCGCCCGCGCGAGCACATCCATCGCCGCGCCCGCGCGCTGCGCCGTGAACCCCGACCACGAATCGACC